ATCGGCAATGTATACTTGTAAAGCATTAAAAACATATTTAATTAATGCTCTACCAATATGTAAAGACATAGCACGACATGGTAAAGAAGTGTGTCCAATAGCAACAGCTTCAAATGTAGGAGTTGTCGTACTTTTCGTTACCATGCGTACTTCTTGTATCATCTCACATCCCTTCGCCATTAACATTAACCTCTGATTCTTATGGGATGTTTTCTTAAAAGACTTCTTTTTCAACTTACCGCCTAACTTTCCCATTATCGATCGCCCAGTTTTTGATTTTGATTTCTTTTTTGATTTTGTTCCAGTAATAGCAGCAGTGGCCGCACCAGCTAACCTACCAGCTGTAGAAGAACCAGTAGCCATAGACACTAAAGCATCCACAGCTCCAGGAGAAGGAGACCAACTCTTCTTACGTTTATTACTCTTAGGTGTAGAATAAGAATTAGTCATATTAGTCATTTTTATTTTTTATATAACGCGTATGTCCCATCTATCAGCACTTAACTTGCTTTGATCAGGCATAAAATTTGCAAACACAACCACGTGAGGAATATTAAATATTACTCGACGAACTTGATATTTTGTTGACAAAAAATATCCATTTTTAAAATTTTCCATAACATCATACGCTACAATGTCTTCTTTTTGTCTAGCGAGATCAAAGAATACAACGGGCTCGTAGAAATAAGCGTAGTAGATGTCGGCCGCTTTTCCTCCATTAATGATATAGGCATTTCCTTTGAAATTTCTTGCAAAGAAACTTTTGCCACGATTACCATTAATATCACAATACCAAATAACTTTCCTATTGTCGGGCGTACCGCAGAGTTCATCATTTAATTCTAACTGCCAATCACGTGGAATAAATTCTTCACGTGTTACAGATTCTTCTAGAAAAAGCTTATAATAATCATCGCAAAATTTTGGGAACCGCGCATAAACTTCTGAACATTCTTCCATAAGTTCATTTCGCGTTTTACCTGCACGCACCATTTCTTTATAATCATTTAAATCTTGACGGCGTCCTAATAAATTAATTTATTGTGCGAGAATAACACGCATATTATGAACATCAACCAAATCAAACATACCGACTGTAACTAAACTTCCAAATTCAGTATAGTCGTGTTCTTTCATGCAATATCTAGAAGCTTCTCGTGCTGTGCCACGTGAGACTTCAACATGGGCTTTGGCGCCCAAAAATCTCTTAACTTGCGACATACGTTGTCTTTTTGTAAATTGTATATAGCCTTGAATGTGTGGGGTGCCACTTTCTGAAGTTTCTTTCCCAATAATAAAATACTGTATAGAACTTCCAATAAATTCATCAAGAGATGCAAGTCTTTCCAGACCGTCCACAGTGTAATTATTGATTGTAAAGCACCAATTTTTTGCATTCGGATTATTTGACATTTGATTTCGTGTCTTTCCGCTCTCCTTTTATATTCGATCGGAATTTAGGGAAATAGGAGTAGGTTTTGATTTAGAACATTCCAGATGGATCTTACATGTAATTGACCCAAGTCCCAAGGTGGGGGTAATACTATACCCCACCTTTTTTGTCCTTGGATCAAAAGCTTAAATCTCACTTTTCGCGAAATTATTGGGATATACAATCGGGTCTTTTGATTGGGCGGAGCTCAGGCACGATTTTGCCTTGCTGCGGCTAAAGACCTCGCGGGGCAAAATAATTTATTAAATAGATTCATATTCAACATAACTTTGTTGAAATGTCACAGGAATAGTATATCTTACATTCTTGCCAGTTAATGCTAAACCACATTCAAACTGACACTCACTAGCAACTGCTACAGATGAAACTTCTTGTCCAATTGTTTTTTCCAAATGCATAACTCTAGTATGTCCAGCTCTTTCATTATAACCAAATTGAGAATTTAGTCTTCCAGCATATATCAATGTACAGAATTTATCAAATCCTGCAGATATTTTATGATATAACTGTGAAGTTTTAATTTCACCAGGTTCAATATTAATCTTTGTCGCGGAAACACAATTAAATATATCAGAAGGTTTAGGGCACTCAGCAACTTTGAAAAAAGCAGACTGAGCAGCAATAGGATTATATCTCTCTAATCCAGATGCAGTTACAGTTGTTGTTTGTTGAGAATAATTTTCAAACAACATTAATTCATTAGCCCTTAAATTAGTTGTATCACCAACTCCAGGCAACAATCTTCTGTTACTCTTATTCAAAAAGTTATTCCCTTTACAGTGATAAACTTTTCCGCTAACAGGACATTGATTAACATCGCCTTGTTCATTATCAGCAGCAACAGTAACAGTACGATTCTGTACTTTAAGCGCACTCTTAGTATAACCAGTAAATCGACTATGAACTAAGTCTAATATACATCCAGTCAATCTGGATGAAGAACTAGTAGGCAAAAACTCTATTAGATCAAATCTAACTTTTTCCCAGTGTTGAATTGATTCCAATTGAACAGCAACTAAAGATGCTAAAAATTCAAATGAATTTCCAGTCGAAAATGTTATAGTCAAATATGATAAAACAGTAGCAAGCGTACCATCATAGTAACCCAAACGAATAACATCACCTGCAATTAATCCAAGTGATTCTCCCGTTTGTGTATAATCGGCAATGTATACTTGTAAAGCATTAAAAACATATTTAATTAATGCTCTACCAATATGTAAAGACATAGCACGACATGGTAAAGAAGTGTGTCCAATAGCAACAGCTTCAAATGTAGGA